AATAATACATACAAAAACATGGAAATCTGATATTGAACAAAAATAGATTGTATTTTGGAGAATATATATCATACTTATATATGTATGAAAACAGTTACAAAAAGAATAGTAACAATTAAACAATTAAACTTAATAAATAACAAATAGGAGATATCTAATGGATATTAACGCACTGAAGAAGCGTCTAGGTCAACTTCAAATCACAAACAATCGTACCTCAAATCTATGGAAGCCGTCACCCGGCACAACTCAAGTAAGAATCGTACCTTATAAACACAATAAGGACAACCCTTTCATCGAGTTATTTTTCCATTATGATTTAGGTAGAAAATCTTATCTCTCACCAATGTCATTTGGTCGTCCTGACCCAATCGAAGAGTTTTCTCAAAAACTCAAATCTTCGGGTAACAAGGAAGACTACCGATTAGCTCGTAAGATCGAATCTAAAATGAGAACGTTTGCTCCTGTAGTAATTCGTGGTGAAGAGAATCAAGGTGTTAAGTTTTGGGGTTTTGGTAAAACAGTTTATCAAGAACTGCTTTCCATTATTGCTGATCCTGATTATGGTGATATTACTGACTCAATGAATGGTCGTGATATTACGGTAGAGTTCAAGACAGCAGAAGAAGTTGGAGCTTCGTTTCCAAAAACAAACATCAGGGTTAAACCAAATCAAACCCCGATTACGGAAGATGCTACTCTTCTTGAGAATCTAATCGACAATCAAAAGGATATTACTGAGATATATCAGGAACAAACCTACGAAGAACTAACTGAAGTTCTTAATGCTTGGTTGAATCCAGAAGAAGGCGAAGAAGAATCAGAAGAGCAATCTGTAACTAAATCCGAAGTTAAAGAAGATGTAAAATCAACTGAGGATGTTTCAGCAGCATTTGACGATCTGTTTAATAACTAATAGAAGACTAATAAGTTGGGGAGTGAGAGTTTCGACTTTTGCTCCCCTATGTTATACAAATTTAGGAGACATTATATGTCAACAAGAGACGAATTGGCAGGGCAACTTGCCGCTAGTTTAAATAAAACTTTCAAAGATACTAAAGTCGCTTACTTTCTTGATGGTTCTGATACAACACCTACAGATATAAAAGACTTTATTTCAACAGGTTCTACATTATTAGATTTAGCAATTGCTAATAAACCTAATGGTGGAATTGCTGTAGGTAGAATTACAGAAATCAATGGGTTGGAATCAAGTGGTAAATCTTTGGTTGGTGCACATCTTTTAGCTGAGACTCAGAAAAAAGGTGGTGTAGCAGTTTACATAGATACTGAAACTGCAGTAAGTCAAGATTTTCTAAAGGTTATTGGTGTTGATATCAATAGTATGTTGTATTTGCATTTAGAAACCGTAGAGGATATATTCCAAGCAATAGAAGAGATTGTTGCAAAAGTAAGAGAATCAGATAAAGATAGGTTAGTAACCATTCTTGTAGATTCACTTGCAGCTGCATCAACAAATGTTGAAATGGAAGCAGACTTTGATAAAGATGGTTGGGCTACGAGTAAAGCTATCATCATATCTAAAGCTATGAGAAAAATAACACAAATGATTGGTAGACAGAAAGTAGCTCTTGTGTTTACAAATCAGTTAAGACAAAAACTTGGTGTTATGTTTGGAGATCCTTGGACTACAAGTGGTGGTAAAGCATTACCATTCCACGCATCTACAAGAATCAGAGTGAAGAATAAAGGTCAAATCAAGGATGCTAAGAAGAATACAATTGGTATGACGATACTTGCACAAGTTATCAAGAACCGTTTAGGTCCACCTTTGAGAAGTTGTGAGTTCCCTCTATACTTTGAGAGTGGAATCGATGATGTAGGTAGTTGGTTAAAAGTGATGAAAGATCATAGTATAGTAAAACAAGCTGGTGCTTGGTACACTATAACCGATCACTTAGGAGCAGAACACAAGTTTCAATCAAAAGAGTTTGGGGAGAAACTATCAGATCCCGATTTCAAATCATTCGTTTATGAACAGATATGTGAAAAAGTTATATTAAAATACGATATGAAAAATATGGGAATTGATGATGTAGTTGAGACGGATGAGGTAATTGGCGACTAATGTCAAACGCCAGATATCTTTCCATACTGAATGAGATAAAGAAAAAAGGTGGTAGTGTTGACTTTCAGGATACAAATAAAAAAGTCTTAATAGTTGACGGCTTGAATACTTTTATCAGAGTATTCAGCGTAATGCCAACTTTAAACGATAACGGTATTCATGTTGGTGGCATTGTTGGTTTCCTTAAAAGCATAGGATTTGCTATTAATATGTTCAATCCCACCCGTGTCATCATAGTATTTGATGGTAAGGGTGGGAGCAACCGCCGCCGTAAATTATATTCAGACTATAAAAACAAACGTAGAACATCTTACAGAGTTAATAGGGTAGCAGGTTTAGAAAACGTAGAAGATGAGAGACGGAATATGTATCTACAACTCAGAAGAGTTGCAGAGTATCTTGAGCTATTACCACTAACCAATATATCCGTAGATGGTATTGAAGCAGATGATGCTATAGCTTATATCGCAAAGAGTGTAATACCAGATGGTGAAAAAATCATTATGTCAACCGACAAGGATTTCTTACAGTTAGTATCTGATGATATTAAGGTTTGGTCTCCTACAAAAAAGAAACTATATGATAAAGAAGCAGTTTTAGAAGAGTATTGTATAACTGCAGAGAACTTTATTATGGCTAAGATATTTGAGGGAGACAAATCTGATAATATAAATGGCGTAAAAGGTATAGCTACCAAGACATTGGTAAAAAATATACCAACTTTGAGTAAAGAGAATAATAGTTATAGTTTACAAGAGATATATAAATACGCACACAAACACAAAGATGATGATGGAAACTTCTTTGTGAAAATATTACAGAATAAGGAGTTACTTGAACGTAACTATAAGTTGATGCAGTTAGAAGATGTAAATATAAGTGCTTCAACTAAGACAAAATTAATCGATGTTATCAGAGGTCCTATCAGACGCTTAGTAAAATTTAAATTCGAATCTATGTTTATGGAAGATAGATTATTTCAAAATCTACCAAATGTTAATAGTTGGTTGGCACAAACCTTTACCACTATGGATAAGTACGCAGAGCAAACCAATGGGTAGAAAAAAGAAATACTTTACGGATAAACAAAAACAAGAAGCTCAAAAAAAATGGCAAATGGAATACTACTATAAAAATAAAGACACCATTTTGAAAAAGATGAAAGATAAGTATAGACAGAAAAAGTTAAACTTATCAAAAACAAGACTTACGAAAGAGATATATGGAGAGTAAAAGTTCTTTAGTAGAATTTGGAACTTCGTTTCAATCCAAAGTCATAGCATCTTGTTTGACAGATACAATATTCTTACAAACTGTTATGGAAGTTCTTGAGCCAGCGTATTTTGAATCTGATTCAAATAAATGGTTAGTTGAGGAAATTCATAGTTATTTTATAAAGTATAAAACCACACCTACATTAGAAGCTATAAAGATAGCAATAGATGATGTTGAGAATGATGTATTAAAGATAGCAGTTGTAGAAGCACTTAAAGATGCTTGGAGACATAGAGAAGCAACTGATTTACAGTTTGTTCAAGAAAAAACATTAGATTTCTGTAGAAATCAAGTTTTAAAATCTGCTATTATGGAATCTGTAAGTCTGTTAGAAAATCAAAACTATGATGGTATAAAAACAGTTATAGATAATGCTATGAAAGCTGGAACTGCTGTTGATATTGGACACGATTATAATGTAGGTATAGAAGAGAGATTAACTAAATCTACAAGAATTACAATAAAAACGCCGTGGGATATAACAAATGATATTATGGATGGTGGTCTTGGTGAGGGTGAGTTGGGTGTTGTAGTTGCGCCAGCAGGTGTTGGTAAGACTTGGTTACTTCAGAGTATAGCTGCAGGTGCTTTAAAAAGAGGGTTTACTGTAGTTCATTATACATTAGAGTTAAATGAAACATATGTTGGTTTAAGGTATGATACAATTTTTAGTGGTATATCCACACAAAATATAAAGTTTCAAAAAGAAGAAGTTAAAAAAATAATTGATTCTATCGAAGGTAGGATGATTATTAAATACTACCCAACACGGGCAGCATCAGTAAATACACTCGCAGCACATCTAAAACAATTAGAATTGAAAGCAATAAAACCTGATTTAGTTATAGTTGATTATGCTGACATCTTGAAAGATAGTAGTGGTATGAGAGAAGTAAGACATCAGTTAGGTGCTGTATATGAAGATTTAAGAGGAATGGCTGGTGAGTTCAAAGTTCCAATATGGACTGCATCACAAGCAAATCGTTCAGCACTTGAAGAAGATGTGATAGAAGCAACAAAGATTGCAGAAGCATATAGTAAGATTATGATAGCTGATTTCGTATTGAGTATCAGTAGAAAAGCAGAAGATAAGTTAAGTCATACTGCAAGATGTCATATTATTAAGAATAGATTTGGTATTGATGGTATAACTTATCCAATGAATATGAATACCAATCTTGGTAAGATAGAAATATATGAATCAACAACCCAATCAGGTAGAGAACAACAAGGTAAAATGGATAATAGTGAAGAATTTAAGAGACAATTATTAGCAAGTAAGTATAAAGATATGAAGAATAATGATGTAGAAGGCTTCGAATAAAACTAAAAAGAAAAAATTATTTAAAAATTATAAAAAAATTAGATAGTTAGTTTTTAACCTGATATATATTATAGTTATCATTGTGTAAAGTTTACAGAGTATAGAGGAGCCAGAAAATAAATGGAAAAGTTTAAGTTATCGGAAAATTTTGTTAGTAAGTATAAGAGAAAGAAAGCACCATTTGGTTTTAATGGTTTAGGTGAATTAGTTTATATGAGAACCTACTCACGTCTCAAAGAAGATGGTAAAAATGAGAGATGGTGGGAAACGGTTCAAAGAGTTGTAGAAGGAACATACTCAATGCAAAAAAACCATATTGATAATTATCAGTTAGGTTGGAATGCATGGCAAGCTCAAAAATCAGCACAAGAAATGTATGATAGAATTTTTAATATGAAATTCTTACCTCCTGGCCGTGGTTTATGGGCTATGGGAACAGCAATCACAGAAGAAAAAGGATTATATGCAGCATTAAATAACTGTGCATTCGTATCCACTAAAACAATTAAAGAAGATTACTCAAAACCATTCTGTTTCCTCATGGATGCCTCTATGTTAGGTGTCGGTGTTGGATTTGATTGTAAGGGTGCAGGTGAAATAGTAGTCAAAGGTGTAAATCGTGATAGAAATGAAGAAATATTTGAAATTCCTGACACAAGAGAGGGTTGGGTAGAATCACTTAGACTATTATTAGAAAGTTATTTTCATGGTGCAGGTTCTATAAAATTTGATTATAGTTTAGTAAGAGCTGCAGGTGAACCAATCAAAGGTTTTGGTGGAGTGAGTTCAGGCCCCGAACCATTAAAAGAAGTTCACGAAAGTGTCACAGGTGTATTAGAGAAAAATAGTGGAGAACCAATTACAGTAACTACGATCGTAGATATAATGAATCTTATCGGTAAATGTGTCGTAGCAGGTAATGTTCGTAGAACAGCTGAAATAGTTTTTGGTGATCCCGAGTCAGAAGAATACTTAGACTTAAAGAATTATAAAGTAAATCCACACAGAGAAATGTATGGTTGGACATCTAATAACTCTATCTTTGCAGAACTTGGTATGGACTATACAGAAGCTGCAAAAAGAATCGTAGACAATGGTGAACCAGGTTTTGCTTGGTTAGAAAATATGAGAACGTATTCTCGTATGAAAAACGGTGGAGATAACAAAGACCATAGAGTTATGGGTGGTAATCCTTGTTTAGAACAATCACTTGAATCATATGAGTTATGTTGTTTAGTAGAGACATTCCCAAACAACCACGATTCGTTAGAGGATTATCAGAGAACATTAAAATATGCTTATCTGTATGCCAAATCGGTAACACTTGGTAGAACACATTGGTCAGACACTAACAGAGTTATGTTACGAAATCGTAGAATAGGTTGTAGTGTAAGTGGTGTTGCTCAGTTTGTTACTAATCGTGGTTTAGATGAGTTTAAAAATTGGTTGGAGAATGGCTATGACACAATACAAGAATGGGATAAGATGTATAGTGATTGGTTTGCTATTCCACGTTCCATTAAAACTACTTCAGTTAAACCAAGTGGTACAGTCTCATTATTGGCTGGTGCTACTCCAGGCTTACATTATCCCGAAAGCCGTTTCTATACTAGGAGAGTAAGACTTTCAAAGCATTCAGAATTAATAGAACCATTACAAAAAGCAGGTTATAAGTTAGAACCTGCATTTGGTTCAGAAGATACGACAATGGTTGTAGAAGTTCCTGTAGATGTAGGTGAGGGTATAAGAACTGCGAGTGAGTTATCTATATGGGAACAGTTCAGTTTAGCAGCATTTATGCAAAGACATTGGGCTGACAATCAAGTAAGTTGTACAGTAACATTCGATCCTAAAACAGAAGCTGATGAAATAGCACCTGCTTTAAACTACTTTCAATATCATTTGAAAGGTATTTCACTATTACCAAGACACGATTATGGTGCTTACAAACAAATGCCGTATGAAGCTATTGATGAGAAGACATACAATAGTCAAATTAAAAAACTTGGTAAACTTACCTTCGGTGTAATCAAAAACGAAGAAGCAGAAATAGATAAATTCTGTAACAACGATTCTTGTGAAATACCAGGCGAAGAAATAAAATAAAGCTTGACTTATATACTATTTTATTCGTATATTCACACATCAAATTAAAGAGGTATAGCTATATATCAAAACATCTTTTATCAATTTAAAAGACGAAGAATACATATTTGGGATGACAAAAAAGGATACTCCGTTGTACCTTTCAGTCAATACGCCTACGTAAAAGACGGTAAGGGAACTCATACATCATTATATGGTGATAAGTTACGTAAGCTACCTATCAGTAGAATAGATGAAACTGATACACCTTTTGAATCTGATGTTGCGCCAGAGATTAGATATTTGGTTGATAACTATACAGATTCGGATGAGGTATCTGAGGGTCATCGTGTTATGTTTTTTGATATTGAGGTTGAGGTTACGCAAGGTTTTCCTGATGTAAGTAAAGCTGAAAATACAATCACATCTATTGCATTTTATGACGCTTTAACACGAAAATATTATTGTTATGTTCTTGACAAAGAAAATAAGGTTAATGCAAATCAGTTTGGTGAAACAACTGTTATTAAGTTCAAAGATGAGAGAGATCTACTGACTGCATTTTTTACAAAATATCTTGAGATATCACCTTCAATCATTAGTGGTTGGAATAGTGATAGATTTGATGTTCCCTATCTTTATAATCGCACTCTAAGATTATTAGGACAACAAACTGCAAACTGTCTATCACCAATCGGTATGGTAGAATGGCAAAAATATAAAGGAACATATAAGATTGCGGGTGTGGCTTCACTTGATTATCTTGAGTTATATAGAAAACTTACATTTGGTGAGAGGTCTTCATATCGATTAGATGATATTGGTGAGTTAGAAGTTGGTATAAATAAAGTATCTTATGAGGGAACACTTAATGAGTTATATGATGGTGATAGAAACAGATTTGTAGAATATAATATAAATGACGTTCTTATTCTTGAAAAACTTGATGCAAAATTAGATTTCATCGGTATTGCTAGGGCTATATGTCATTTGGGACACGTACCTTATGAAGATGTTTATTACTCGTCACGATTTCTTGAGGGTGCTATTCTTGTATATCTGAAAAAGATTGGTATTGTAGCACCAAATAAAATAAGAGCAAACAGAGAGTTGATGGATGGTAAAGATAAGTTTGCAGGTGCATATGTTCAGGATCCACAAAAGGGTAAACACGAATGGGTATATGATTTAGATATTACAAGTATGTATCCATCTATCATTATGAGTTTAAATATATCTCCTGAAACTAAGTTGGGTAAGCTAGATAGTTGGGATGTAGAACCATTTCTTAAAGGTGTAGACAGAACATACAGTATTAAAGATAAGAATGGTAAAGATAGTGCTAAACTAACTACAAGTGAGTTCAAGAACTTTTTAGAAACTCATAACGTTTCTGTATCTTCAAATGGTATATTATACACACAAGATAGAAAAGGTTTAATACCAACATTATTAGAAAATTGGTTTAATGATAGAGTTCAGTTTAGAAAGTTAGCTAAGAAGTTTGCTGATCAAGGTGATAAAGAGAAATATGCATACTTTGATAGACGACAATACATTCAAAAGGTTGTTCTAAACTCATTGTATGGTGTGTTGGGATTACCTATATTTCGTTTCTATGATTTAGATAATGCAGAAGCAACTACCACAACAGGTGTTGAGTTGATTAAATATACTAAGAGGATGTCTAATCATTTTTACAATTCAATAGTGGGAGATAAAGAGGATTATTGTATATACATCGATACAGATTCAGTTTTCTATTCTGCTATTCCTATCATTCAGAAGAAATACCCACACGTAGACATCAAAGATGAAACGTTGATGACAAGTAAAATATTAGAGATTGCATCAGAGGTTCAAAAGTATCTTAACAATTCATATGACTTATTTGCTAAGAAGTTTTGTAATATAGATAAACATAGGTTTGAGATTAAGCAGGAATTGATTGCTAAAAGTGGTTTATTTGTTACTAAGAAACGATATGGTATGAAGATTATCAATGATAATGGTGTTAAGGTAAATAAACTTCATGTAAAAGGTTTAGATATAGTTCGTTCAAGTTTTCCTGGAGCATTCAAAGAATGTCTAACTAAGGTATTGGAAGATATATTAGCTGGTGTTCCAATGTTAAAGATTAATGAGTTTATTCTTAACTTTAAGAAATCTATGAAGTTAAAAAAATATGACACGATAGCAATGCCAACTTCAGTTAAAAATGTGAAAAAGTTTGTTCAAATTACTGATGGTTTTATAACTCCAAAAAAAGGAGCTCCTGTTCATGTTAAGTCAGCAATAAACTATAATAACTTTTTAGTTATCAATAAATTAAATAAAAAATATCCTGCAGTTGGTAATGGAGAAAAAATTAAGTGGACTTATTTAAAAGACAATCCGTTGAAATTTGATACTTTGTGTTATAAAGGTCATGAAGACCCAAAAGAAGTATTGGATTATATAAAACAATATATTGATACGGATAAAATCTATAAACAAGCATTAGCTAAGAAAATTAAGATGTTGTACGAAGCATTAAAGTGGGAAGAACCAAATGATGATTTTGGTTTTAATAAATTCTTTTAATTTTGAGAAAATAAAATGATACTTATATATATGTATATAAAGAAGGAGTTACATAATGGATAAACAAACGTTGATGGGATTTGTCAACAGGTTTTACTTGGGTGGTCAGACACAATCTGCCCCTATAGTTTCAACAAAAGATACTCTTAGTTGTTCATTCATCAATTCAGCAAAAAGCTGTGTTGGTGACATTGTTCTATCTAAGAATGGTTTCGGTGATTATGAAATGGGTCTCTATGAGATACAAGACTTAATCAAGTTACTTAATGTCTTGGATGGAGAGTTGGTTGTTGAAGCTAATGAAGTTGGTGATGTTGTGTCTCAATTGGTTATTAAGCAAAAGAGTAATAATACTAAAGTAAATTATGGATTAGCACGTCTTGATGTGGTTTCAAAAAAACCAGATTTGTCAAATGTTCCTGATTTTGATTTAGAACTAAAGATAGATAAACAATTTATCAGTTCTTTTATATCAGGTAAAGGTGCTTTGAGTGATGTTTCTACTTTCGCAATATTATCAGATGGTGAAGAAGCAAAGATAGTTATTGGTTATAGTTCAACCACACAATCAAATAAGGTAACTATTCCTGTAGAAGCTAAGAAAATATCTTCTCTTGATGATGCTATCTATTTTGATGCAGATACTTTCAAAGAAGTTCTAACTGCAAATAAAGATTGTGAATCAGCAACTCTTTATGTTTCAAGTCAAGGGTTGGCTAAGGTTAGTTTTAAGGTAGATAATTTCGATTCAAGTTATGTATTAGTGGCTAAAACTACTGTAGACTAATGGAAGAATATGTAGATAAATCAAAAGTTTATCTGCAAGAGATAGACAAGAAAACTGCGAAAAGAATGATTATAAAAAATCATTATTCGCACAAGTTCTCTTCTTGTAGGTATGCCATAGGTATATATTATAAGTCAGAAAATCCACATCCTTTTTTTAAGGATATGATTGAAGAAAAACTTATTGGTTGTATGACTTATGGCTACCCTGTAGGAAGATCGGTTATGAAATCTATGTTCAAAGATGAAGAAATCTTACAAACAAAAAATATTTTGGAGTTGACAAGATTATTCATCCACGATGATTATGGTAAGAATATAGAATCTTATTGTATTTCACAATCATTCAAATGGTTAAAAAAGTGGGATAAAGATGTTAAGGTACTAATCAGTTATGCAGATCCTGATAGATTACACTTAGGTGGTATTTATAAAGCTACCAATTGGTTATATCAAGGAGCAGGATTGAATCTTATGCCAAATCATTCAATATCATTAACCAAAGAACCATATGAGTGGATACATAGTAGAACAGTATCAGCAACTTTTGGAAGCCATAACATAGAAAAGTTAAAGGCTGCTGTGGGACACACTTTTTGGAGAAGAAAAGAGCCAGAAAAGCACCGTTATATCTATTTTATAGGAAATAGAAAAGAAAACAAAAAATATATGAAAAATTTGAAATACGAACTAAAACCATATCCAACAAACGCTGAAAAATATCTTCCCCCAATAGATGAGATTGAAGTGGAGAATAGATTGTGAATAAGTTATTAGTAGCAATTGGTCTTAGTGTAGTAGGACACATAATAGCATTCTTTCACATGAATGGTCAATTCAGATGGGAATTTATGAAATCTCAATGGTGGATAGTTTTAGCAGGATTACCAATCAGTTATCTATTCTACTATTCAACGAGATTTTCATATGAACATTTTGGTTACGTGTGGAATATCAGATTGATAGGATTTGGTCTTGGTAATTTAATATTTGCACTAATGACTTGGGGATTATTAAATGAAATTCCAAATACAAAAACATTTATATGTTTAGGATTAGCATTGATGATTATTTTACTTCAGTTGACAAATACATAACATGATTAGATTTATAATATGTGGTTGGCACATGAATCAAGACACAGTATTAAATGGTTTCAATACATTACAAGAATACAA